ATTTATTTTGCATTACATTTTTAATCAAGGTCTTACATTACGATTATAGTTCTTTCGTGGAACTACTCCAATAATGACCTAATAAGTCCTTGATTGGCATCATCTATCACCGAGTTTTCCAACATTGTTAGATAAATCTGCGTTGTCTGTTCAGAGGTGTGTCCCATACCAGCACTGATGACAGAAATAGGTACATTGTGGTTTCTTGCAGCAGTGGCCCAACTGTGGCGTGAGGTGTATGATGTCAATTTGCAACCAGCAGGCAACATCTTTGATAATCGTCTCAATTGTCTATTATGGTTGTTGATTGCGACTTGATATTCTTCGTATGCTGGTTTTGTTTCCGTTGAGGTCAATATTGGGAAAACATAAGGAGATAATGCCGATGAGTATCGGTCAATTATTCGTTGTATACTTGGCTCTATCCTTACACTCAACAATTGTCCTGTCTTTCGGCGGGCATAGCATATCACTCCGTTTTGGATATTCTCTCTTTTCAGATAGGCAATATCTACGAATGCCATTCCACGG